AAAAGAACGTTTTCTTGAATAGCACCTTCTTTATCTAGAACTTTGATAAGCTCTTCAATATCATCACGAGAATCAATAGAACCAGAAGAAATGTTACCACGGCTTTCAAGCTCATGGAATAAACCTTTAGTTCCTTTGTATCCAGCAGAGTCTGCACCTGAACCAGAAGCAGCAGGCTTACCTTCGATCAAAGATAATTCTAAGTAATCTTCGTAACGTAGACGAGTTTCACTTTCAGACTTCAAATACCATAGGTATCCAGAAGTTTGCTCGTCAGAGTACTCAATCCATCCAATCTGAGCCATGTCAGATCCGTTTACTTCGTACTTATCTTTGATGATAATTGGAGAAGTAGACAGGATGTCTTTAGGAGCTTCTAAGCTACCTTTCATTCCAGCAGTCCCTTTTTTAAATTCAGAACCAAAAGCAAACACTTTTAATCCAGTAGTGTCCATAGCTGCATCAATAGCAGAATTTTCATAAGACGCTACCGCAAAAGTGTCAGCAGTCAAATCAGCATCGTCAAGAACAATACCTTTTTCTGTAGTGCCGTCACCGTCAATAATAATAACAGTTTGTCCAGCACGGAAAGGATGTCCAGCAGAAGTGATTACATCAGAAGAACGAGTAGCTCCTGTTACAGCAAGGTGTAAACGCCCTTGTTCTGCCCACTGAATAACATCAGAAGCAAAAGGCATTTCTGCACCTACTTGGCGCAAGAAAGACGATACAGTACGATTACCGTACTTTTCGAATTCTTTTTCATATAGTTCAGGTAAATACTGAGAAGTAAACTCAATATTTGAACCTAAATAGTTAGTCGACAATGTCGCTTTGGTTGGAGCTGGAGTTAATGCACCAGCTACACCAGAAAATGTTAAAGCCATTTTAAATAGTTTTTAAGGTTTTTATCTTTTTTTAAATTTGAGACCACCTGAAAAAGTATCCTCTTCTGACAAGACCTTAAAATTAGATCCTTTCGTTTGCATGTCTTTATTGTCTCTTATAGACATATCGATGTTTTTAGTTTCCTTCACAATACCATTGGTGGCATCTGCTAATCCTTGTTGATATGCTAGTTTAGCAATCAGGTCTGGATTGTTCATTGCAAATGCTGCCTTATGGAATTTTGTTCCGTCTGCTAAAGCACCTGTTTGTTTGTCCGTAAAAGTCGATAACATGTCATTGATATCAGACTGAGAATTCTTCACAGAATCAACATTTGAGATCTTAAATAACAGATTTTTATCACCAACGTTGAACTCAAAACCTTTGAAGTCCTGGTTAAAAACCTGATCAGTTTTCTCACGGAAAACTTTAGAGTAGTTCTCTTGCAGTTGTTTCTGCTTTTCTGTGTTCTCTTTATATTCAGTATAAAAGCTAACAGCTTCTTGAACGTCTTGCGACAATGGAGTTCCATCACTTGACCCAAGGGGAACCTTATACTTGTCGGATACATTGTTCAAATGTTGCTTTGCTTTGTACACTTCATCTTTGAAAGCTATCTTTTTAGCTCTTACTTCTTTATCGTCATCGATTTCTTCATCGAATCCAAAATTTTCAGATATAAGATAACTTATGTCATCGGCAGACAAATGAGGTTTTGTTTCCTGATAATACTCAGTAAGTGCTTCTGCATCAGAAAGAGTACTAATATCTCTCTGTGCTTTTAAAAAGTCTTGAAGCCCTCTACCAGTATCTTTTTGATACTCAAGAAACTTTTTTACATCATCCGTCAGCTCAATGCTTTCAGACTTTTCATTATTTGAAAGAACGTCTTTTAGTGAATCTCCCTGTGCATCGTATCTTTCTTTTAAAATACTTAACAGGTCGTCATCACTCAATTGCGGTTGACTTTCATCAACCTTCTGAGAAACTTCTGAAACCTCTACTTGTGCTTCAGGCTCCTCAGTAATATTTTCAGTAGTAACAGTGGGTTCTTTTACCTCTTGTACTTGACTTTCAGCTACTTCTTCTTGGGCTTGCTCTTCGGCTTGCTCTTCGACTTGTTCACTGACTTCTTCTTGTTGTACATCCTGTTCTACATTTGTCTCTATTGGATTACCATTGTCATCCAAAGGAGTTAGTTTGAAATCTACTTCTTCTGCCATTTTATTAAATTTAATTGTAATTAATTGAGTACAAAGTTACTAACTATTATTGACCCATAAGACCCTGAGCACCAGATCCTAACGCATCCTGCCCATTAAAGTCAATTGGATCTAAGTCTTGTTGTCTTTGACTTATAAGTTGTGATTGCTGCGTAGCTTGTTTGTCTGCACGCATATCCTTTCTATCCTCTTTGTATTTCTCTTTTCCTAATTGAACTGAGGCGTCTGCAATTACTTTTCCGTTTTGCAAATCTGCTTGTTTCTGCAACAACAACATTTTAGCTTGTAGCTCTTTGTCCATTCTAGCTAACTCATAGTCATTCTTTAACTTGAGTATCTGAGCTTCCATTTCTAGCTCACGCATTCTACCCTCCTGCTTCTTGGCTTCTGTAGCCATCTGTGCTTCCTGGTTAGCTTGAGCCTGTAAAGCCATGTTTTCCTGCTGTTTCTTTTGGTCCAGCTTTTCTTTTCTTCTTTTTCTTACTTTTAGTAATTGAGAAGCAATCTTTACGTTTTCAATACTTCTGACGTCAATAACATCATCGATGTCTACCTTACCAGTACTTAAAGCTGCTTGAATATTTTGCTCAAGCATTTGTTTTTCTTCTTCGTCTGGATGTAACTCAATGAATATACCAAAGTCATGTAAATGAAGTTCTCTAATCTCCTGCATAAGTTCTACGCTGGATTTTCCTACTGCCCTTATAAAGTCTTCTCTAAAGTCAGAGTACTCTAAAACGTCAGATATTCTGTATGCCACACACTCTGCTAATCTTTGAGTGGTGAAAATACCAGAATGTAATACGTGTCTTGTAGCTGTGTTAGAATTTAGTGCAGCTAATTTCTGTAGTCCCACTAAAGAATTTGGATCTGGCGTAGAGCCATCTCTTGCTTCGTTAAGACCAGTAACTGATCTAAGCATTCCTAGCGTGTAGTTGTAATAGTTTACTAATGAAGATATTTTGCTGTTCGCACCGCTTGAAGTAAGTTCTTGTACAGGAATCTTTCCGTGATTATATTCACCCTCTTCTGTATAACTTCTACCTATAACAGACCCTGTTTGGAAGAAAAGGTTTAATGCCTCTTGAGGTGTATATGTTGCACCGTTACCTAAATTTATAGAAGACAACCCATCAATATCTAGATACACCCCATCAGGAATCATCTTAGATACTATTTGTTGTAACTTCATGTGCGTCAACTGAATCTGATCAGCAAACGGAATCATTCTTTTTACTAGTGAGTCAACCTGACCTCTGTACATTTTTGGTGCACTTACAATGTAAGGAGCGTACACCTTCTGTACTGCTGATTTTGGTCTCACCATGTTTTTCATCAATTCCCACTTGAGAATGTAGTGTGTGTTTAGAACAAGAACACCTTCGTACCATACGTCAATTTTTTTAGAAAGTTTTTCAAATCTAGCTTGGTCTGTTTTCGGTGAGGCAAACTGATCGTCTTTCTTTATAACCTTATCTCCTCCGTAAGCGGTTTTCTTTTTCTTGTATACGATGCTCTTGTCCGTTTTGTAACAGAAATATAATAATGTTACTGTACTTTTGTCAAAGTTATCAGTGTTAAATGTGTGTCTAATTCCAGGGTAAACATCTGCCTTAGAAGATAGCTTGGCAATTTCTTCCATTTGCTCCTTACTTAATGTAGGATCAATCTTTTTAAGCTCTGTGATGCTTACATTTTTAACTTCCCCAAAATAGTAGCAGTCTTCAAACTTAGGATCCTCAGTAGGACTCCATATAAGATTTTGTGGATCTACATATTCTAATTTGATTCCGTCATGTAAATTGAAACTATGTTTGACCGCAGATATACCAAGAACAGTAGCGTCTGTATCTATTCTGGTTTTAATGTGTTCGTAGTTATTTGTCTTGAACACAGCCTTTATAGACTTTTCTTCTGCAATTTCAATATCGTCCTTGAACTCAGTTATCATATGTAACTCTAGTTCATCTTCTGTCTCTGGAAGATTTTCAGGATCGTTAGTAAACATTTTTGCACCGAGGACATCTTGCATCTCTAGATACTCCTCTCTGTTTTGCATTTCTGTTGCAATACGATTTTTGTAAATGGCTTTTTTGTTTGAAGATACAGGGTCAACTGCCTCTGCTCTTACATCGTACAACCTGTCTGACATACCATTTACAACTATGTCGACAAATTTAGGAATGATTGGAATGGGAGTTCAATCGAGGTTCATATAAGATATGTCCCCATTCACGGCAAGCTCGTCTTTGTATTTTTTTACAGACTGCTCACCCATAGCATATTGTCTTAGCCTGTGGTATCCATCTCTGTTATTGACAAACCTAGATGTGCCAGAGCTTTTTCTAAACCACTCTTCCTCTATAGCTCGCCCAACTCTTAGTCCAAACTCCTTTCCTGACTTCTTGGAATCAGTCACTAAAGGGTCAGGTATACCAACAGCCATACGGTGTTTAGTTCCGTTCATATTTAATCTCTTATTGTACTAAGTCGACCATTATTGTTGTACTTTGCAAAGGTAATGTTTATTTCGTTATTGTTTTTGGCAGGTTTAGCCACATACTTATTGTTAGCCATGATCGCCAATCCTGAACTTACCGTTGCATCAAACTTAGTTCGTTTATTAATATCATAATTTGCCCAGTCCAATAAAGTCCTGTTAAAATACATTTTACCAATGGTGTCTTCGGTTAGTCCTACATGCTTATTTATATAAGACTCAATCGCCTCAGCGTGAATAGAAATAACAGAGCCTGAAGATGGTATACCACCTAGTTCTTTTTCTGCTTTTGATAAGTCCATTCTATGCTTGTCTGGTCTGGAAACAGAGAACGCTCTATACCCCCTACCTTTTAGGTAATATAATAACCTTGGCTTGTTGTTCTCGACAAGGATAGGCATACCATAGAATACAAGGCTCATTAAGACGTTCTCGTAGAATATCTCAGCAGTTTGAGGTCTGGATATATATTCTAAAAAGAAAATGTCTGAGGGAGCCTCTAAATTCATTTTAGTAAGACCGTGTAAAGATCCCTTAGATCCACCGCCTCCAACTACTCCAGATATGTCATATGAGTCACAT